ACACCACCAAATATATCTGTGTCATTCATACCAGTTTTGAAAGGTGTGAAAGAATGTTTTGGTGTTGCTGTAAAGAAATAGTTGCGAACCACATACATTGAATGATGCTCAACCGCTTCAATAAAGTTCTTCTGAACTGCGTTATGTGCTTCATCAAAATATACAGTATCAGGCAACATTGCAGTTGCACCCTGTATCTTGTGTAGAGAATGATATGTTGTAAATATCAACTGATTTCTTCTGCTTTTCCAATGCCACTCCTCGATCTTCTTACTATTAGTTGTACTGTCATGATGTGTCTCTCCACTATGAACATGAAGTACATCAACATCATCAATAAACTCAAGGAACTCTTCACATAACTGATTTGCCAATAGAATACGAGGTGCAACTACCACAACAGTTTTGAGTCTGTCGCTCTTGAACTGTTCGATGGCATCCTGTATCATGCAAATAGTCTTACCACCACCAGTAGGAACAATCACTTGTCCTTTGTTGTGCTTTGACATTGCCTTAATTGCTTTCTCTTGGTGGGGTCTTAGTTGCATCAAAATCCTTTAGATACATCTATCATAGCAAATATTTGCACCAATGGGAAGTCTATGTGTCAGTTTTAGAACTGTCTCCAATACTTTTGATCGACATATCCATTTGTAAAATGTAGATGCTCTTCTTTCAATATTAATGTGATGTCACCCACGATTGCCAACCTCTCACCTTTGAAATCTGATACTACTGACTCTGTACCATGCAACACACTACTTGGAAATAGAATCACACATCCCTCCTGTGGATTCAGATAAAATGTATTTGAGTTCAGTAAATTATATTCCTCTACCATATTCATATCAGCAATGCCCTTGTCAGAGGTTGATGTCTTGAACAAACTGTTTGAGCAATGTGGATTATGAAACGTGAGTCTATGTGAATTTGGTGGGGTGTTCAAATAATATACAAATGAAATATGACTTGTCGAATGAATATGCAAGGGTATCTCTTTACAATCTCTCATACGAGACAACCATGTCTTTGTAAATGTGATGTTGAATATATCTCGAAACTTCAGAGTGTCATGTATATAACTTCTCACATGATCTGCAATCTCTGTAAATAGAGGATTTAGAGTTGGTTCAAGATGTATGAGTGGGTCAACCTGTCCTTCACTAACAGTATTCGATCTCTCATTCTCGACATAATCATACTTCGGATATAACTTATAAAAATCCTCTTTATAAATCTCGTAGTTGTTTACCTTATCAACATATATCGTCAATGGGAAAACATTAAAAATGTCTGGCATCCACCTTAAAGTTTATACAGCCTCTCCGACAACCATACCAAAGGTATGTATAATTGTCAAGAGTTCCACTTTACAATGCTCCGAGTGTAACTCCTTTCCAACCACCATTGTCATAAACACATAATTTATTTAAATCAGTATCATAGAACATTGAACCTGTCATTAAAGTAGCAGAACTAGAAATTCCATCCCTAAGTGCATTTCTCTGCGCTGTAGTTCCTCTTGGCACAATCATATAACCCACTGGTGCAAGGGTATTTGTTGCGTCATGTGTATTAACAACATCACTAAAATCAACTAATGATCTTGCATTTTGTGCAGTTACAGGGGATGATTTTCCACCTACTTTAAAGAAACCACCATGAATCATAGTTGCTCCTCTGACTTCTAATGATGGTACGGAACCACCTCCTAAGTTTGTAAATCTATCAGTTGCAATACCAACAGAACCAGCTCTAGAGAAAGTTCTACCTGTTGTGTTAGTAACTCCAGAACCAACAAATGTTGTATTTAATGGTGTGCTACCAGTATTAACAAAGTTTCCATTTGCAGTTCCACCAACACCAATACCATTTCCAGTACCACTTATGTGCATAAGTCGGAATGTTGATATACCAGCAGAGTTAACATTACCAATTAAGTTTGCAGATACGTCAGCGATATTTAATATTGGAACTGTCAAGTTAGTCATTGTGACATTTCCAGTAAATGTTGTTACACCTGTAATCGTTGCATTACCTTGAACGTGTAACCTATCAGTAGGGTCTGTCTTACCAATACCCAAGTTGCCCGAATCTGTGAGAGACATCAAGATATTTGCACTTCCTTTTAACCAATTGAAATTACTCGTACCTGTAATAAATGAGTTAAGGTTTCCATCGCCATAGTTAATTAAATCTAGAGAGTCTGAAGTGCTATATGCTGACGCTCCACCACCATATCTTAATTGTAAATTGTTTGTGCCTACAGATGAGTTCTTACCAATTACAATTGATGAAGATGAAACAGCATTATGTATTTGTATGTTTGCATTTGCTGTGTCAGTACCTATGCCCAAACTAATTGCAGTAGTCACACCTAACTTAGTTGTAGATGCAGTCAATCCATTAACAACTATTGTCGGTGTTCCAGATAATCCTCCTGAAGTTCCTGTAACATTTCCTGTCAAGTTACCAACAAATCCACCTGTGGATGTTGTGACACCTGAGACATTTAATCTTGATATTTGTGCTGCAAATATTGTAGCTGCTGATGACACATTAACATCATCAAGTTCTGTCATACCATCTACATCAATATTCCCTGCTAAATCTAAGTTTCCATTTGCTACAATATTAGTTCCAAATGTAGAGATACCTGAGACATTTAAATTAGTCGCAAAAGATCTCGTAAATGTACCAATACCTGAAGTGTAAACGTTTGTAAGGTCTGCTGTGCCACTTAAGTCAATGTCAACAAATGTTGAGATACCAGTTGCCTTAAGGTTGGTTGTATCTAATTGATTATAAACGGTAACACCGATTCCAGAAGTTTCAAAACGCTTTGTTCCATCAAAATATATTTCTACACCTTGTGTAGGAATTGCTCTTAAATTAATTTTTTGAGTAGAACCTGTTATAATTCTTACATCTTTATCACTTGATGTTTCTAATTTTAAATGTCCTACCTTATCAATAATTCTTAAATCATTAATCCCTGCGGAAGCATCGTGAAATATTTCTGCATCTGAATTACTACCAAATGTTGCTTTAACATCATCGCCAAGATTAACAGCACCAGTGTGAATACCTTGTGTGTTTCCTGTAACATTCCCAGTTAAGTTTCCGCTAAATGTGGTTGCAGTCAACGTACCTCGTACTGTTGAATCATGTTCTGTATCTAAAACATTTGACCCAGTTTGAACTGAGTTACCCATTTTATCATGAGTCTGACATTGATAATGTAAGACGCTTGGTGTTGTGTCTGAAATAACCAACTCAACATAACTTCCTGAAACACCTGCATTACCTGATGCTGTGACACCTGTGGTATATGGTGTTGTCTTATCTACATCATAGAAGAATCTTAATGGATGCCCTGCATTTGACCCATCAGACACATCAAAACGATAGGTACGGCCGGGTGTAAGAGTTAAGTATGGTGCTTGAACTCCATCTAAAACAAAACCGTTAGCACTACCTGAACCATGATACCTATGTTGTCCAGATACCTTAGTTGCAACAGTAACAGTAATCGTAGTTGTTGCACCAAATGGAGCTCTGAGTGAATTGAAACCTTTTAAGGTGACTGTGTTCAAATCAGTTGTCACCAAATTTGGAAATGTTCCAACACCTGAAGCATTGACGTTGGTAACACTTATACTAGGATTACCAGTTAATCCCTGTGAGTTGACTGCAAGCGTAGCTGTGTTCGCCAATGTAGCTGTGCTTGCTGTGCCTGTGACATCTCCAACTACATCCCCTGTAACATTACCTATAAGAGTTCCAGAAAATGTGGTCGCTGTAATAATGCCAGATGCCCTAATATTACCTGATGTGCTTATTCCGACTCCTATACCATTATTTGGATCTCCACCCACTTGGAAAGGATTGGCTGGGTTGGTAGTCCCCACACCCACGCTTCCGTCATTGTAAATTGATGTAACCCCTGCACTAACATTTACATCTGTCCACTGTGATGTGGGTATGTTTGATAATGATGAACCATCTCCCTTAAATGTGGTCGCAGTCATCACACCACTTGTCGCATCTAAAATAATATTATTACCGACCTTTACCTGATTAAATGTTCCAACACCAGTTACATTAAAGTTTACTGTAGATGTTATTCCTGTTATATTTGCATTTCCCCTTACGTCTAATAATTGATCTGGACTCGTAGTACCCAAACCCACACGATTTCCTCTAACAACGAGAACCTCATCGTCTACTTGAACTCCATCTCTGAAATTAAAGGTCTTTCTTATATCAGCCATTTATAATAAGATTTTTAGTTATTTATTCAGTTTCTTTCTTCTTATCTTTATTACTAAAGAAACTCGTAATAGCGTATCTACCATATCCATCAAAGTAATCTGAATCTTTGATTGATACTTTAGACACACCATGCTCCACCCAGCCGGGCATCATGATTAATGAATTATTGTCACAACTAAATGTGTAATCATATTTAGGAAAGATAAGTTCACCGCCCTCAAACTTTTTAGGTTCTCGGTAAAAGTATGAGAAACCTAGAAATTGAACAGTTTTGTCTGTATGTGGTTCATAATAATTACCATCATGATAATATCTCACCTTTGTTGTATCATGATTAACAAACTTAGCAATCGAGCAACAATCATGAACAGATGAAAATGCGTCTAAAACCGCTGAGTCAAATAACTTACGATTAACTGTTAAGATATTAGATAGTGATCTATATTTTTTTGGGAAAACTTTATCTAACCAAATCGCCTTTGAATTTGTTTTGTTAACAATTCCACCAAATTCCTCTGCATCAAATAACTTACCATCCTTTGTGTAAAAATCTAGTTCCTCCCATATCAATTTCAATTCATCATCATTGTAAAAGTTTTCTACAATCATGTGTGGAAATGGGTCGTTAAGAATAAATGTATCTAGTGTTTGCATTAATATAAGAAGAATTTGTATGCGAGTGACATTCTCAAACCAGTAAAAAATCTATGTGGAGCCATAGCATAGTGAACTATGTCTGACGGGAAAAGCACCGCTCTATTAGGTTTGTAAGTAATAACCTTTTCTATTTCATCGTCAGGACTTGCTGTATATATCCAATCAAGCCAAGATTGATCTACATTCCCAAATTCATCTCCATTATATTTTTTACCTGTGACATTTAAAAAAGCAAGATGACCATCCCAATCAACATTCCAAATTTGATTTGCAAAATATAAAAATGTAAGATGTCCATCATCAGTGTGTGGTTCTCCATTCATATTACCTGTCTGTCCATTTGCATATATTCTCATACACTTTGCATTTGTTAAATTTAATTTTTTGACAATAATATCGTGAAGATATTGATTGAAAAATTCATCTTTTTCTAGATCATCTGCATGCCAGAATGGATTTCTTATCGTACCTCCACTGTAAGACCATTTAGATTCTCGTAGAGTGTTAAAAATTTTATCATGTAATTCTTTATCAAAAAAATTATCAACAACTTCAATTTGAACATTCATAACTCTACCTCAGTATCCATTTTGACATCCATCATCATAATCACCATTTCTTTATCAGATTTATTAAATGCCTGATGAGTGTGGTGCATTACATCACAAACTTGTGGTACACCTTCATCCCAATTAATTCTCGCACCTTTCATATCAGTCCATTCCATATAACATTTACTTTTATCTGGTATCTCTAGTGGTATTTGTACTCTTTTGTATGGAAATTGATATATGTGTGGGTCACGATGTGGTTTTAAGTGAGTTCCACTCTGAAACACTGAGACTACAGTATATAATATCTCTTCACTTTTTAATATATCAATTATATTTGATGGAATTAAACTTTCACGAATGATTGGTTTTTTACGACCAAATTTAAGAGGAAAACTATATATTTCTTTATTTGAATACGAATGAATTTTATCAGTTCCATAAGACTTTTTATAATATCCACTTGAACTTTTTTTATATATTGACTGTGGATAAACAGATGTTTTCTTGATGGGAAAATCCTTATGTTTTGCCCACTCAAAAATGGTTTTCAAATCAGTTTTACTTATCATAAATTTTAAAATGTAGGTATGGGTTGTTAGGATATGTTTTGTAGAATTTGACTAATGGTTTTTTTATGTATCGAAATAATTTAATCTTAATATGCCAAGCAAAATCTTTTTCATTATAATCGTTAAAACTCTCTTCGTAGTATTGTAGTTTAGGTAATTCAAAATTTTTTTCTAGTATTTCACCGATCTCCTTATAATTTTGCATGTGGGGTATGATTTCAATATTAATATCTTTATCACTTATTACACCATCCTGTGAAAAATCACTCGCAAGTATTATGTCAATAAAATTTCCTTTAAATAATTTAATTATATTTACAACATCCCTCACGAAAGGTGACTTTAACTTTTTTAAAGTGCTAAGATGATATGCACATCTAAATCCATCTCGATAAGGTAACTCTCTACCAAAAAATATAACGGGAAAGTCTACATTAATATCATAGGCATCTAAAACTTTTTGCTCGATATAATCATCATCTCTATTAAGATAATGTATATGAAAGTGTGATCTAGGATCAGTGATTGATAATTCATACTTAGACAAATCTAGACCTTTATCAAGTGACCCCTCAAATTTATCAAAACAAAAATGACAAGAGGTGTGATGTCCCTCTGATATTTGTGTTTCAAGCATCGTATATCTAATCATTTTAAAAAATTTTTATCGTGACTAGCACGTTTTCCTACTTTTTTATCTGACCCATAATAATACCAATATGTGCCTGAGTATCTTACACCTGATGTAACTTCAGTAACTTTATGAAAGAACATCCAGTTTGATGGTGAAATTACAACATCACCTATCTTTGGTTTCAATGTAAGATTACAAGATGCAAAATGTAAATCACCACCCTCATATTCATCTTCCTCATTTAAATATACATTACAGGTTAATATATTCCTTCTTCTAACAAACCACTGCGGAAATATCTCTCCAACTATATCATCATAATGATAATTAAATTCTGATTTATTATTATATCTTCTGACTATCATTTCAGATGCAAATAATTTATCTGACTCATGATAGGCCCAGTTAAATCCTCTTACTTTCTCTGCATACAATTTTAAAGCATCTTCACTTACTTTATCTTTAATATCTGTAATTGAAGAAATATCAGGGTCAAAATAAGAATCTGTATAATCATTCAATAATCCATCTGTATATGGTGTAGATTTATCAAGTCCAGTGCTTTTTAAATTTTTAACCACATCTTTACAGAGATCAGGATTTATAAAAGATGGTAGATATAATATGTGATCTTTTAAATTTAAATTAAAATCACCATCTCGAACCTCTTTTTCAATTTTACTTACATTATCTGTTATCTTAAGGGTCATAATTTTGTAAATACTCCAACTAAAGAATCATTTAACTGAACATCATATTTTTTATTATCTAGTTTTGCATAGTCCATTTCTTTAAGTTCAACACCATTAATTATCGGATTACCTTTAAAACACACGATCCAACTGTTTTCATTACCTTGAAATGATCCCTTTACAAGTTTACCATCCCAATCTTGATCGTAACTTAAGGTATTAAATCCATATTGTTTGAATGGTTCATAAGATTCAAATATAATATGTTTGCCAATAAATTGTTTCATACATCCAAAATTATTTTGTTTTTCATCTCCTTCAATATAATCAGAACTAAAGATAGCAGCACATCGACCAGAACCTTTTACTTGCACTGAATATAATGTTTTGTTCTTTTCATGCTCATCGACAAAAACAACTCCTTTGTCTCCATAGGCACAACATATTCTGAATTCTTCACACTTTTTAAATGATCTTTTAAAATTCATAATTCCACCCTCCTCATTTTGATTTTACTGTAAATTTTTGTTGGATATTCAACCCCAATTACCTTACCAATCAAATCTCGTATGTTCAGTTCTCCATCTAATTTTTCTGATATATTCTCATCAAGTGTTTTTATTTTTCTATCTTGTTTATCTAATCTTCTCAACCCACTTTTATTTACTAAACTCTCTGAAAAACTTTCGACATCATGTGTATCAATATCTTCAAAATTAATCGCAACTGCATTATATTCATCTATTGGTTTAGATGATTTTTCTCGACAAAATTTCACAGCGATTCGATTAGATTCTGGAAAGTAATCTGTAATTTTATATATTATTATCATTTTGAATAATTCCCCATGATGTTGCTAAGTATTTAGAACCACCTAATGGTGGATTTCCACGATGAGTATGAGTGTATGATGCGGGAAATATGAGAACATCTCCTGTAACTGCCTGTTCTCTTCTTTGTTGATATAAAAATTCTGTCTCTCCACCGTCAAAATCATCATTTAAATAAACTTGAATCACAAATTGTCTTGCTGCAACTGATAATGCACCACTCTCATAATGCCAAGCATGAAATCCTCCACCTGCGGGTATCTCTTTAAGTTTAAGATCATGTATAAGAAACTTTCTTTGTCCTAAAATACTAAATGCCTTGAGATACTCATCCACACAAGGTTTTAATTTAGGAAACATCTCTTCACATATTCGACTCGACATTGAAAAATTATATTCATGAGTCACATTAATCACTTTATGATCTTGTCTGTCTAGTATCTCTTTATCATAGAACAGAAGGTGATTATCTTCAAAAAATTTGACACCATGAATGATCTTCTCACAATCATCTTTTGTGAAAGCACCAGTGTATCTTCTTATTAAATCAGTCTCAAATGCCATAGATAAAATCTCGTAATAATATTATAGCACAGATTTTATTTATTGCACAGTCGTTGCAGTTGTTGATCCTCTACCATTTAATCGATTATGTGGGTCAGATATATTAACCGTTATTCCTCCGTTTGTTCTTCTTATTGCAGCACCATCTGAACCGGGATCTCCACCTTCACTACCTGAACTTTCACCACCAGACCCATTTTCACCAGCATCTGCTGCTTCATTCGGTGATCCTCCATCACCACCATTTCCACCAACCGCTTCACTTTCATTATCCGTTTCTGCTCCTCCTTCTCCTGCTAGTTCTCCATTTATAGCAGCTTCACCTTCATTACCATTTGTTCCATTATTTGGCCCAGTCCCACCTTGTCCCACTGGTAGACCTGCACCTCCACCACCTCCACTTCCAGAGGCAGTTCTTTCTGATTTGTGATCGTGGTCATGCGCACCACCGCCACCTCCTCCTCCACCAAATCCACCAGAGATAATTCCACCTGATGCGATATTTACTTGAGTAGGACTATATTCTACACCTAATCCACTTGTACCTGAACCTCCATTCTGCCCATCATTTGCTCCATTTCCACCATCACCACCAAATCCACCAGCACCTTGTATTCTTCCTGAACCACCAACATCTACTTGTAATGTTGTGCTACCATTCCATGATCCAGTTCTTAATGCACAATGATCTTGATCAAATCTTTCTGATCCAATCGCCTGATTCACATGAATATGTACTTTTGTTCCACTTGAATTGGATGGTCTACCTCTGTAACCTCCAACAACTGCAACCTCATTGTTACCACCGATCATCCCATTATTATCATATCTACTTTTCGCATTGAGTCTAAACCCACCAGAATTTGATGACCAAAAATTCACAACCTGTTGAAGTTGTGTACCTCTAAATTGACTCATGCTAATTGGATTATTACCCGTAGCAACAGATCCACCACCATCAATTGAACTAAAAGATAATTGACCTATTGATTGTGGATAATTAGATCCATTTGCTAGTGTGCGATAATCTCCTAAACTAGTAGTGTCAGAGTCAACAGTAAAACCAAATTCGTTTCCAATCTGTTGCATGCTGATTGATCCTGATGATGGTAACGTCATTACTTTTTAAGATCCTCGACTTGTGATTTTAATTCTTTAATCGCCTCAATCAATATAGGGATTAATCTTTCGTAACGAACGGCCTTTGTCCCATCAGATCTAGTGGTTGTAATATTTGGCAAACCAAGTGCCTCAACTTCTTGTGCAATAACACCTGTATCTTGTTGACCTGCAAACTGCGAGGTGTATTCCGGATAACCGTGTTTACTTGCTTCTGAATCTGGTGAAACATTTTTCCATTTAAATGTATTACCAGATAGAGCAGCAACCTTATCAAGTGCGTTTGATATGGGAGTAATATTCTCTTTTAGGTTAATATCAGAACTCGCAAACGCTGTGACATCACCACCAACATTTAGATTCTTCTCAATACCCATACCACCCTCAAGTATCAAACAACCATTGTCTTTTGAAGTTGATTGAGTGGTATCAGTTATGGTGAATGGACTTGAGATTCTGACTGAATTAGATCCTTGAGCAGATAATGTCAAGTTTCCACTTGTGGTTGTAATTGTATTACCATCTATTCTTACATTATCAAAATCTGCTCTTCCATCAAGATCAAGATTAGCGTTTAAATCGACATTATCATTAATGATAATATCTCCACCTTGTGCTTCAATAGTCAAATCACCAGATGTCGTTGTAATTGTATTAGCATCAAGTCTTATGTTGTCAGCATCAACTCTGGTAAATGCACCCGTGCCACGGGAGTTACCACCAATTGTTACCCCGTCAATACTACCACTATTAATATCACAATCATCAGCATGAATGTCGTCAACAAATGCAATACCATCAATGTAAAGATCTTTCCATTGCCTAGTAGTAGTACCTAAGTCATGAGTATCATCAGCAGACGGAGCTAACGAACTACCAAATCTACCAGTTACAGTAATCGTATCACCTGTTGCATTACCAAGATCAACGTTTCCATTGGCTGTTAAGTTTCCAGAGATTGTTACATTACTTGGTAGACCAATTTTTATTTTATTATTAGATACCTCTGTATTGACTTCATTTGTAGTTCCTTCAAATGTTAATGTATCAGTTCCAACTGTAACATTGTCATTTGATCCAGAATCAGCAGCGATAGTGAGTGTTGTATCGATATTATCAATAGTCGCTTTGACTGCTTTTGCAGAAACAAGAGTGTCATGATTTGATGATACTGATGATAGATCTGTATCAACACTCGTATAAATTTCACTTGCACTAGAGAATCTTAATGCATCAACTTCTAGGGTATCATTAATATCGACTCTTCCTGTACCATTTGCAGATATATTTAAGTCTTGATTAGTACCTGTATTAGTAATATTATTTCCATTTATTGTAATATTATCAATATCTAATTGATTACCAGTGATAGTTCCATTAACAGATAAGTTTGTATTTACCTGAACAACTTGACCAGAGGCAGCATCTAAAACTAGATCACCACTATCTGTATCGATCGTGTTCGCATTTGCAACACCAATGTCAATATTACCAACATCAATTCCTCCACTAAAGTTGACCTCTGATTGGAAGGTTGATATACCTGAGACTTGGAAGTTAGTTGTAATACCAAGACTTCCGATTGTAGAATCACCAAGTGCATTAAATTGTTCACCAACATTGAGATTCTTCTCAACACCAAGTCCACCTTCAAGAACAAGACATCCAGTATCTTTACTTGTTGATTGAGTTGTATTAGTGATCTCAAAGGTATTATTCAACTTCATAATACCGTTGACCGTTAGATCTTCATTTACCTTTACTAATTTGTTTAAAGTAACAGGGCCATCAAACTGTGTAAGAATTGTGTTAGACTTACCACCCTCAACGACTAATCTTTCTTTGATAATTACTTCATCAAATATAACTGATAGTCTTGATGGATCTTCACCTGTAACTGTTGAGATAGGTGCATCAAATGTTCTTTCTTGACCAGTTGCAGAACTAACTCTCTTGTTACCAATGAAGAAGTCACCTCTGTTGTTCATACCAGTGTAAACAACAGTACCACATGATCTCTCCTGTGACTGCACCAAGAACTCTTCACGTTCTGATAATGTTCTGACCTGAACCTGTGGCAGTGCAGTTGAGTAGTTTCCGGGCCCAAATCCAAGATATTCAAATGTATGACCAGATGCACGAATAATAGATGGTCTACGAAGTTCAATCGCCTTTGGTGTAATCTTTCTAACAATATCGCCTGACAAATGATTTTGTTGTGGAGTTCCGAGTGCTGATCTAATTACCTGAATTTGTCCTGAACCAGATACAGATGTACTCTTAACTCTCATGATCTCATCACCAGCCTGTAGATAAGATCCAATTGGGAATCTTGATCTAATCGCAGCAGCGTCATTATTACCATTATTTGGTAATGATACAGTGATTGTTGTAGAGTTAGTTGCGTTTGCTCCTAAGAAGAAATAATCTCCATCATAGAAACTTAATCCTCTTGAACCAACGTTTTCATTCTCTTTATCAGAAAGTGGTGTTGCTGATGCAACTCCGTCTACAAGGATAAATTTTGGAGTACCAAGATCAACTGTTGTAACAGCAGTAAACTGTGTCGCAGATATTTTCGTCTTGACAAAGTATGATCCTAAATCCTGATTATTTGCATCTAGAACTTTAAATTTCTGCCCACTAATTAAACCATGTCCAAGAACTGTTGTAAATGTAGTCGTATCAACAGAGAATGATTCACTCGCTATTTCAGCAGATGGCCCTACATTTATAGCATACTGATCTATTTGTGGTCTCGGTGAGGTTGCAGTCAGTGCGACTGATATTTGCGTAGTAGATGGGATAGTTGCGATGCGATATAATCCATCAGTTGCAGTACCAATACCTGTAAGTTGAACAACATCACCTATGTTTGTTGAAACACCTGACAGTCCGTGAACATTTGAAATTGATATTTGTGCAGCAGTTGCAGAATTACCACCAATAAACTGTCTATCTATAACAAGATTTCCTGTAGTGTATGCAGATCCACCCTCAGTAATCGTAACAACACCGACCTGTCCACCAGAAATTACGACAGATGCTCTTGCACCTTGCCATGTTGATCCATCAGAGTTGAATAATTTAATACCATGAAATGTTCCGTTTGTTAGATTAGCACCTGCAACAGCAATTGAGTTCCTATACTTAACAGCACCATATCCATGAGGTCGATCAAAAGTAATCGTGGCAAGACCAACATTTCCACTAGAGAAGTAAGTTGTTACACCTGCAACTCTTCTTCCATAACCAATATCTTTGATGAGTTTATCAGTTGTCTCTCTAGTGATACTCTTTCTTAAATCATCTGTTGCGACATCACCTATTGGTGCCCTCTTTGCAAATGATACAGATGCTGGTGGGTTTGAATGATTATTATCTCGATCTAATTGTGGATATAAATCGACAACATTTTGTCCAAATTTTAAATCAGTAAACTCTTCACTTATTGCGTTATCAGCATGAAGAACAAATAGATGATAGATACCATCCTGAGTGTCCTTTATGTATGGACTGATTGTTTCATTTCGGTAGATATAGAAATTACTCTTGATATCATTTCTTTCAAATCTTGGTAATGTAGTTGTCCTTGATGCATCTGTTGTGACAACACTTGTAAAATTACCGATTGAATGAACTACACCGCTAGTATCTTGAGCATTATATGTAAAGGTTTTATCATCTATAATTGATGCAACAGTAAATGACCCGTTGTAACCTTTATCGAATACACCAGTCGATGTTCCATTTGCATCATCATCAGTACAATTTCTAACAAAAATTCTTTCACCAACTTTTAAATCATGAGGTGCAACTGATACCATAGTAACAATATCAGATGCTTCAGAGCAAGTGCTTATAAATCTATAGTTTCTCTTATAATCATAATCATTACCATCAATATTCTGTAAAGTTACAGATAAATCAGATCGAATACCAGTTGTGCTTGATTCTTGTAAGATAAATCCTTCTTCCGGATTCTTTGCATTATCGCTTTCTTTGGGTACAACAACACGAATCTTATAAATTTTCTCATCAAGTGATCTTTCGTCAGGAGTTCTTTGAATGAATGATACGGGTGTGTTTGCACCTAATTGCCCTACCCCTTTGTCAGCGATAGTTTGATAAATTTCACTACTCGTGTTTGTTTTTAGGAACCAGTTTGAATTTACAGCATCAAATTGTAATGGTGATCCAACATCTCCGGCAGCTTTATCAGATACACGACTTTCAATTTTTAATTTAGTTCCACCATACACTATTAATGGAACATTATTATCGGCATTTGTTTTTGATGATGCTAATTTAATAGAATTACTTGGCGATCCAGCGACAACTATTGCAAAATAAACAGTGTTTTCTGTCAAATTTTCTGGTAAATCACCAGAGTCACTAATAATTCTTACTTTTTCACCAGTGATCAATTTGTGCTCACCAATTACAAATGTATTATCTGAAACCGCAGGATTTCCACTAATGGTTGGGCCTGATGTTACTTTATATAATTTTACACTTGAATTATTACCAGTAGAACCAGATCCAACTGCAACATCAGTCATACGAATTGTTGCTTCCCTGATACCAGTTCCTATATTTGCATTTGTAAAGTCAACAAATAATTTATCACTTGATGCAGCACCAACACGATAACCTTGTATTACAGTTGGTGGAACATTATCTAATGTGTCAAATCCAAACAGATAAAGATGACTCGAAATACCAACTTGTGTTGTTAATCCAACATTTATTCTTTGCCAATCTACATTAGTTTGAGGAGATGTAATCTCTTTTGGTGTAATAATTTGAGTAATATATGCTGCATCATCTTTTCCAAAAGCATCCTTCTTAAATCCATCACAAGCGATTGCGAATTGTCCAAAGTTGGAGTTCGAGTTTGTGATAGATGCGTCAGCACCAGTTTCCGCTGTAAAGTGCTTGTTAAATCCAATCGCGAACACAGACACAATCTGCATAATCGCATCATTAGATAATTTAATGTGAAATGTCTCTGATCCTTTTCGATAAACTGCATCAGAATCTAAATGAAATACCTTCGTTGGGTCTTGAGATGAAGATAATGTTGCTAACTCACTACCTGTGGAAGGTGTTGATGGTAAATTGATTCCTTTATATGATCTTGAGACTTGATCATATTTTTTAAAACAACGGTCATCTTTTTGAAGTGATATGGCAGTGAACTGAGCAACAACCATTGATTTAAAACCTGTTGCCTTGTCGCCATCAGCATGCATACCATTCATTCCGTACACAGAACGAAGTGATATATTAAAGATATAAGGTGATGCACCTGATACGGTGTCAGTTTCAATTGTAATAGTTCCTGCAGATGTGCTAGGTGCTGCTGCAAGATCATCAGGTACAAATGGCAACAAATAAGTAAATGTTCTAAGTCCTGTTACATTCTGTACTTTTGTAGATAAATTATATCTTAAATCATCAACACCACGTATTTTTATTGGGGTTCCAGTTGTTAATGAATGATCTGCTGCTGTAGTGACTGTAATTATTGAAGTTGGAGTGGTTCCGTCACCAGATTTAATTGAAGCAATGTTAATTGGGTCTGCACCAAATGCACCAACGATTTCAAATTCAGGTCTTTGTGGTGAAAAACCTGTAGTGCTTGTAGGGAATCTATCACTTGTATCAATAAATCTTGCGGTTTTATTAAATGCATTTGATAATTTACTGTAATATATGCCTAGATCAGTTAAATTAAATCTATCATCTATGTTTACACCATCAGCATATTCAAAACATGTTAGTTTATGATGAGAAAATGTAGGTTTAGAACGATTAGTTACACTAAAATCTGAACTGTCAGTGAATACTAGACCTGACTCATCTCCATCAAAGATTGAAAATTGCCAAAAGTAACAAGTACCTGTAATTCTAAAGATTGCAGATCTATCAACAGTATCATCAAATGGATTTGGAACATATTTTGGTTTTACTTTTGTTTTTCTTAAGTCAAGACCAACGATTGAAGTTCCGCGAGGAACGACTACACCACCATGAATACTATTAAATTTGTAAAGTATATTATCTTCTTGTGTTAGATCAAAGTTAGAGGTTAAATTTAAAGATAAAGTTTCGATTGCATCTGTTTGTGCACCATTAGAACCTGATCCATCAGGAGCGATTGCCTTTGCTACATTACCAACTTCTTTTATACCAAATCCGGGTCTGTTATCAATAACGTGATCTCCGGGAAATAGTAATATTGTTGTCTTTTCAATTAAGTCGTTATTATTTCCTTCTACATATGAAAATCTAGCAGACTCTAGTAAAGCCCTTTGAATCGTCTTGAACGGTTGTGCTAAAGAGTTTCCCTGATTTGATATACTATCTGTTGCATCCAAGTCATTTGGATTTACATAGAGAATCCTACCCTCAGTGTTCTTTATAAAATTCTCTAACTTATT